TATATAAGATTTACCATTCTTATCAGTTACTCTTACCTTATATTTTCTATCTTCAGATTCTTCTAATTGCCTAACATAAGAAAGTTCAAATTCTGGATCTTCTTGTTCAACAAATACTTTATACATTGCATTTGCTAATCCATCAGTTGCCCACACATCTGCACCTTTAGTAAATTGCTCTTTTACAGAACTAGATTTACTAAGACCTAATTTTTCCCTAACAGCAGCCACTTCTTTTGCAGTTAAATTACTATTTGACATATATTGTTGAAAAGCAACACTTAATTCAATATCATCTTTCCGAGCACGATATCGTATATCATATACAGCCTGTTTAATTCTTTTAGCAGATGCTTCCTCAGAAGTACCACCTTTTTGAACTACCTTCTTATCACCAGATGGCTTATTATCAGCAGCTGGTTTTGCACCTTCTTTCTTTGCTACAGGAGCAGCAACAGGCACATGTTTTCTTGCTGGTAATTCTTCAACGATATTTTTGCTCATTGGAAAAATTCACTAATTTTTTCTTACCTTGTATTTATTTATGAATTGTATACCCCAAGCACTTCCAGGAACCATTGTTGCAACATACTTTAAATGTGCATCAGTACCAACTAACCTTTGAGTTGCAGGTACACCAGATTTAGTAGTACCATTTACAACTGCTTCTGTTACATCTTTAATCCATGATTTAAACATTATTTGATCTTCACTAACACAAATTAAATGATTAGCACCTCTACGAATAATGCGTCCTACTAAACCAGTATTTACATTTTCAACCTTAGTACCAATATCAAAAATTTCTTTTTTAATATATGCTTCACGAAGATTTTCTGGATCATCTTTAGGTGCTATCTCCCATATATTCCAACACTCTTGAACTTGCTCTACACCCATTGCTTGACGAACATTCATAAAATAATCTTTAGCAGCTTTTCTATTAAGTAAAGGAACTAAATCTATTGCCTGTATTGGTTGTCCCTGTTCATCAATTAATTGCTCACCCGTATTAGGATCAACTTCATATATTGGTTCTCCAAGTTCATCAACTGCAGGAACTTCTTGTTGGAGATTATTATAGAAAGATTTAAAATCTCCTTCTATTGCTGCTAATCTCATTCGAGAAGCAGAATAACCTTCCATACCTTCTTTATCATCATCTCTTTGACCAGAAGATATAGTTTCTAAACCATCAAACTGATATAACTGTCCATTATAATTTTGAGATAACTTATCAAACTCTTTTACTCTATCTTCTCCTGCAACTATTCTTACATTTGTATATCCATCATTATGTGCTTTTTTAAGAACATCAAAAATAGTATTATTCTGTGGATCATTTACAATCTTCTCACTATGATCTGGAAACATATTTCTCATAGTACTAACTTTAAAGTCAGCATCTAATGGATTCTTTTTAGGATCATTACTACGAGAAGGAACAATTATATAATCACCTTCAGTTTCTGCTGCAGATTCTGCTGCAATATCCATTAATTGTCCATGTCCTGCGTGTGGTGGATTAAATCTACCAAATGCAAGAGTTAATGTTCCTCTTGTCTTAGGAACTGGTGGAGGACCTGCCTGTAAATCTGGACTCTGAAGTTGTGATTGAATATCTGCTTGTTGTTGTTCTGCTGCAGCTTGTTCTTCTTGTGCTGCTATTTCTTCTGGAGTAGGTTCTGCAGGAGGTGCTTGTTGCTCTGGAGGAGGTGCTTGTTGTCCTTCGGGAGGAACCTGAGTATTAGGTGATGAATAATTCTTTTCTTGTTCAGATTGTTTTGGATCTCTACCACCAACTTTCTGTCTCTTATTATAAAATTTTAATGTACCTTTTTCAGTCTTTGCTGTAAACTCACCAGTCTTTCTATCATACCATCCACCATGACCATCACCTTCCAATCCCAATCTAGCCGCCTGTTGAGATGCAGAGGTTTCCGTTAAAAATTGTAAAAAAGATTTCATCAGTTCTGCTTAAGCTTTAACTGTATTTGCGATTTATTAGCAACAATATATTTTAAAACATTCTCTTTATATTTATCAACTTTTTTATCTGTTAAAAATAATTGCACAAATGACAAAAAGTTCGTGAATAAATCTCCACGAACTCTTTTTATTTTTTTAAATTCATCAATAAGTAGATCTAAAAATTTTTCCATTAATATTTTGCTCCTCTTCTGCATAATCCAATTTAATTCCTTTAAGAGATAAAAGAACTATTTTTGTTTTAGTTAATTCTTTACTATAGAAAATAACTGGATCTTTTAATGATGGATCTCCACTCATTATTCTTCCCCTATTGGTTTTCCCATAGTCTTATATTCAAGTTGTTGCTTTAAAAAGAGAACTTGTTCTTTTAAATCATCATTCTCTTTTTCAAGATACTCACAATGTTCTTGGTAGATAATTACACTCATTTCTAGTTCGTGTAGTTTTACTTCTATATCCCAATCCACTGAACCACAGAATGGCGGTTTTCATAGTTAGTTATAGATTTAATGTTTTCTTTATACATCACCTTCCTTACGATTCTCTGAATAATGGACATCAAATTCACCACCAGGATACCTTGCTTTTAACTTCTCTACATTCATTTCAATGATCTCATTGAAGTCTGTATCAAGTGCCATACAAGCTTGAGCAACATACCACATAATATCTCCAAGTTCTCTCTTCATATGAAAGATGTTCTCTTCATTAACTGGTTTACCTTGGAATACAATCTTCTTTACTACTTCAGTAAACTCACCACCTTCAGCACATATACCAAGAGCAGCAGTTAATAAACGATGAACAGGTAATCCGTCACCACTTTCTTCTGATTGTATCCCAAAGCATCTAGAATTAAATGAAATATAATCCTTTGATTCTTGAGATGTTACTGCATCTACAAACTCAGTATATTTTTGAGTATCAACTTGATTAGACATTTGTTGCTTGTTCAGATTTTCTTAGTTGTTCTAGTGCTGCTAAAACTTCAGGAGTTTCTTCCCAACTCCACTCTTGATTATGCTGCTCGTTCTTCTTTACTATCGTATGAGTTCTTAAAGTCATGAGAATTTAAATCCAGCAAATGATTTTTTGGGTTTTTGTTCTTCTGGATTATACTCCTCTTCTTTACCATTGTCAACTATATCATCTTGTGCTTTTTGTTCAACATCATATAATCTCATCTTGGCACGATCAATACCAACAACAAATCTCTTAAACATTGTAGGATCGTTGTAACGATTCTTTAATTGTTTTACCATTATCTGATTTAACCCTTCCAACTCCTCAGTGCTAATAAGAGCAAACATAAGATCAGCGGTGGCTGGTAAACCAAAAGATTCAGAGGTGTCAGTAAGATCAACATCAGAACTACCGTACCCAGAACGAGTAGTTTGAGTAGCCGAGACAATCGGAAGATTCGACTCAACCGCAAGACCACGGAGTTCTTCCGCAATCGCTTTGATGTACGAGTAGGAATTGACAGAGGTGTTTTGACGATATCGTGAACTAGCACAGATATTAAGATAATCGATGAATATTATGTCAGGTTTAAAGGATTTCTTTAATGAAAGTTCATTGAGTAATGCTTTAAAATGTCCTGAATGAGCAGATGCAGTAGGATACTCTTTTATAATTAACGTTCCTTGCGTTTTCTTGCTAATATTATTTACCTTACTTTCAAACATAGGTTTGGGTAAGTCAGTAATATCCTGTATTGGAACATTTAAAAGATTAGCATCTATTCTTTCAGCAATCTTTTCCTCTGCCATTTCAAGAGTAATGTATAAAACATTCTTACCCTCTAAAAGTACAGAAGAAGCAAGATGACACATAAAAAGAGATTTACCAACCCCAGTACCTGCAAGAGCAATATTGAGAGTCTTATTTGGAAGACCTCCTTTTGTAATCTTATTAAAGTATTCAAGGTCGAATTGAATTCGACTTTCTTTCCTGTTGTAAAGTTCGTACCGTTCTTCATAGTCCTCTAAGTAATCGTGGCCTACATTGCGATTAAAGGATACAGATAATGCGTCTGATAGTATTGTTGGTATTGCATCTCGATTTTTTTTATCATCTTGTCCA